TGCTGGGCCACTGCTTCACTAAGAGCTTCACAGCTCTTAGATCGTAACGTCGTAATGGGATATCTACGACGTCACCACCACTACTAGCGGAGGACGCAGGACGACGCTCTAAATCAGAGAGCCGCCAAAGAAGCGCCGGGAAATCAAAAGCCCGAAACTTCTTATAGACCCTACGTATGACCTTAACGTTGTACCCCTCAACTCCGTGTCTTGCGACACGAGGCCGGGGAGATACTTCGTCGAAGTCTCGCAGGACCCCCACATCACCATACCCTTCCGGGATGGAGTAACCGCGGTATCGATTGTCTATTTGTGCGTAGCACTTCTGCCACGCCTCATAGAGATCCATATCGCACCCCCATTCGACTCCTAAGAGTCTATGAGAGAGACGACGGATCGAATTTAGGAGCCAAAACTGCTCCTCAATCGACTTTACCTTCTTCTTGAGGTAAAATGGAGTAACATCACGACCCAGAAAGAAGTGCATACCGCACGACTCTCTAAATGGACCACTTGAGAAGCTTTTCTCAACGTTCATAGTAAAACCACAAACGTCGAAAATCGCCCTTAGGCGTTCCACGATCTTGGACGGAGCGATAATATCGTCCCCGTACACAGATACGTCGCTAGCCGCCTCTCCCATGGAATAACAAACCGCACGCGAAAGCCCGAGGAAAATTAAACTCTCGAGCTCGAACGTGTAACCGTTACCCATAGAAGAGAATTTCTGGAGGAACTTTACAGTTCCATCCGGAAATAAGGACTGCGTAGACCTACAAGTTTTGAGCGCAACCAGCCAATCCTCCGGGAGTAGGAACTCCACGAGAGACCGACTGATCGTGTCAGATGCACTTGACAGGTCAATGGTTGCTAAACGACCAGTAATACTGGCACCTTTTGCAAGGTACTGGTTTATACGCTGGTCATTCAGATCACACCCAGACTGCTTCAGCCTGGAACGCATAAGGCCACCAATCCCCTTCTGAAAAAACATATTCAGAAGAGGCTCAATGGCTATCACCCGGTCAGACCGGGCATCCTTCGGCACAGTGGCAATCTTACTCCCGAGTACCACCTTTTGGTGGACCCCGTTGGCCTCCCATTCCTTGCGGAAGAGAGGAAAGGCCTCATTGAAAGCCTCGGCCAGAGTAAGGCAACCCCCTGTGACTGTCGGCTGTAAATCACCGAACTTGTACCAAGGGTGCCCTCGATCTCTCTTAGTCCCGAATGTTGCACCCGGGCCGTGGGAGAGAAAGGGGAGTGTCGCATCCCATGAGAATACACGGAGTACCTTTTGAATCTCCTTTCTGGCTCGCTCAAGGACTGAACGATCAGCGAAAGAGATGGTACTGGGATGAGCAAAACGCTCATTCACAATGCGACAACGGTCCTCACTTTCAGAAAACTTCTGAAGCGCCACAAGATTAGTATTAACTCCTGTGGTTAGCCCCGGATATTTTCGTAACAGAGACACTGCTGAGTAGGCACGATGAAAGTCACCAGGATCAGTAAATCCAGAAGGATCTAAAGAGAGCCCGACTATCTCACTATGCTTCCCGGCAAGAAACAAGTCTCTGACGTGAAGACCTACGGGTCCCAGTCCACTGAGGATACTAGGTACCACACCAAAGGCCATACAGTCACTCAACATCGTCGTCATTGTAGGATTCCTATGCAATGATGGATTCGCCGGCGCCGCTTTCGCGGAGAAAACCGGTTATGGTTTAGCGGTCAAATGTTACGACCACGAACCTTCAGGTGTAGCGACACTGACGTCAAAGACGGAAAGTGCCACCAAAGCCTGAATCCGATCGACGAAGTCCTGGCGTTCAGCCTGGGTGAAGGAGGTTGGAATATCGATAACGATATCCGCTTTCCCTGTTCCCAGAGACTGACCGACACAGGAACATGTTGAGTCAACCGTTGCTGCCTTGGGGATGGAAACGACCCAACGAGTGCGGTACTTACCGTCACTCAAGGGTCCCCTAACACTCTCAGTTACCTGAGACACGGCTCCGCCAAAAGTGGCGTCACCAGTCAACCCCCACGTTGT